TGTGTGGTCGGCTCCGTCGAGATAGACCGCGCCGTTCTGCCCACCGTTGACCGAGCCACCCGAGCCGGTAAATGATGTCTGGATCGAACCTGGAAAACCGGCGCCCGTGCCGCGCAGGAACCAATACGGCCCAGCGGCCAAACAGCCGAAGCCATCCGACGAACTTGCAGCGGGGAGTGCCTGCTTGATGACCATCGAGACGATGATCGTCTTCTGGTTTGCTTCGCCTTGAGTCAGCGAGCGCCAGTAGTCGCGCCAGCCTTCGATGAACATATAGCCGTTGCCGCTGGCCGTCGGGTCCGTGGTGAAGTAGCCAGCGTTGGCCCACGCCACGGCAGGCGTGACCCCGAACAGGTAGCCGTGATTGCCCGCGCCGGAGATGTCTCGCGCAAAGCCACGCGACAGGCTGTTGTCGCTCATCGGAAGACACGAGATGTAGCGGCCACCGCTAAGGAGTGCAGCGTTTCGCTGCGTCACTTCTTGACCTGAAGATGTGACGACTCGATCTCCGGCCTCGAAAACCTGGTCTCGCTCGTAGAGCTCGAATCGACCAGTTGCCAAGAGCAGCGGCACGTGCACATCGCTGACCTGGCCACTCTGACCCCTCAGCCACATCTGCTGGCTGCCGGTCACGCCGACTTCGAAGAAGCGCTCGTCAGCGCCGATGTAGCGGAGGGTCTTGGGCATGCTGGCCTCTCAGAAGTAACGAAGCCCGCACGCGGCGGGCTTGGGTGGTTCGGTTTTCCGGCTGGATCAGCCGTACAGCTTGTGCGGCTGCAGCAGGTGCTGCGCGGCCTGGGGCGGCTCGGCCATCTCGCGGTCGGCGTACAGGGCGCCAACGGTCAGCAGCACGGCCGACTTGATCAGGTCGTCGATGACGATCCCGGCGTGGGTCATGCGCGCGGCGGTCTGCGCCTTCTGGTAGTCCAGCTCGGCGGCATCCAGGGCAATGCTGGCCTCGGTCTCGTCGGCCAGCAGCGCGGCAGCGTCCACGGCGGCGATGTAGGCCGTGGTGGCGGCTGAAAGCTGGGACGGCACTGCCGCGCGGGCCGTGCTGAGCGCCGACTGGTCAGCGAAGACGGTGCGGCCCATCCACTTGGCCGCCATGATCTCGGCCGCGTTGAGATGGGCCTGGATCAGGGTGTTCTCGTCGTCACCCGTGACCCGCAGGTGCAGCTTGGCATCGGCCAGGGTGACGATGCTCATGGTCAGTCGGCCTTCACTTCAGGGGCGCCTTCGGTGGCGGCCACTTCGGGCGACTTGCCGGCGGCCTTGCCTTGCTTGGCCGGCTTGGTTGCCTGGATCTGCTCGACTTCAGGGGCGCCTTCGGTGGCGGCGTCGATGGCCCAGCGTTCGCGGGTGGACACCTCGATCAGATCCTGGTCGTCGGTCTCGATGATCTCGCCGACCTTGTGTTCCTTGATCTCCACGTGGCGGTGCGCCCACGAGAAGTCGGTGATGACTTTGAGTTGCATGCTGCTCTCCAGAAACGAGAAAGCCCGCCACGGGGGCGGGCCTTCTCTAGGTTGTCGTCAGGCGTCAGATCACGAGGTCGCGATCTTGAGCAGCTTGATGGCCTGACTGTTGCGGATCTTGCCGCCCACGCGACGACGCACGTAGAACTTGACGAAGCCCGGGGTGGTGATCTCGTCGCGGGTGATGCGCATGCCCACACGGTCGGCGATCAGGTAGCCCTCGCGGAAGTCGCCGAAGGCCAGCGGGAAGGCGTTGGCCGCCACGGTCGGCATGTCTTCGGCTTCGGCCACGCGGTAGCCCATGAAGGTGTCAGGCTGACCAGCGGCCACAGAGGGTTGCCACAGGTACTGGTTGGTGGTGTCCTTGTACTTGCGCAGCGAGGACAGCACCAGCTTGTTGGCCATCCACACGGCGTTGCGGCGGTAGCGGGCGCGCAGCGCGTAGACCACGTCGTACAGCGTGTCCAGGCTGGTCGGCATGGCCGAGGCCTGGCCGGAGGCGATGTACTGCAGCGTGCCGAAGGCGCGCGAGCTGTCGGCGGTGGTCACCGGGGTGGGGCCAGCCAGGAAGCCGGTCGGCTTGTTGGTGCCGTTGCCGCTGACGAAGGCTGCACCCTCGCCTTGGCCGATGGCTTCGGCGGCCGAGTCGATCAGCCAGTTCTCCACATCGAAGAACAGGTCGTCGATCGACTCCTCTGAGGCCTGCGGCTTGGCGGAGGCCATGCCGAACGAAGGAGCGACCTCGGCCATGTCCGGGGTGTTGGTCTGGTTGCGGGTGCCAGCCTCGCCGACCCACTCGAAGGCCGCGCCGTTGATGTCGAACAGCTCCTTGTAGTCGGAGGTGCCGACAGTGCGGACGGTTGCCAGCTGACGGATCGGCGAGATGTCCACCGACAGGCGGGCGATCTGGCGCTCGATCTGCTCGGGCAGGGCGAAGCCGCCAGCAGAGCCGGTCGAGGTCACGGTCTGAGTGGCGCGGACTTCCCAGCCGGAGCCGTCGTCGCGGGCCTTCTGCTCGAGGGCCTGGGCCTTCTTCAGCTCCTTCTCGGCGCGGTACAGCGCATCGCGGCGCTCGGGGTTGCCAGGCTGGCGCACCCAGTCGAGGAAGGCGTTGCGGTGGGCGATGGCCTCGGCCGATTCGCGCTGCTCGCTGCCGCCGTGGCCGATGCCGGGGCGGCTGGCCTTGGTGATCAGCTTCTCGATCTCGCCCTTTTCTTCCTGCAGCTTGTCCAGGGCCTGGTCCATCTTGGCCAGCTTGGCGTCCAGGTCACCAGTGCCGCGACCTTCTTCGACGGCCTTGATGCGGGCGTCGTTGGTCTTGCGGTACTCGGTGATCGTGGTGTGGATCTCGTTGAGCTTCTTGGTCAGGTCGGCCAGAGAGGCTTCTTCGCGCTTCTCGTAGGAGCCGACGGTGGCCATCTTGGCCTGCAGGGCGGCCAGGTGCAGCGCCATGGTGGCGCCGATCTTCATCATCTTGGTCATGGTGTGAGTCCTTTCAGGATTTCAGGGAATCCAGCAGCTGGTCGGCTGCCTTCAGTGCTTTGGCGATGTCCTGGGCGGACTCACTCCGCTGTTGGCCCATCTTCATGACGCGCGACACGAAGGCCGTCGCGTTCGACTTGCTCCAACCTGCATCACGCAGGAGTTGCTCGGCGTCCTTCGGGGCCTGCAGGTCGTCGACCGACTTGACGTCGGTGACGCGGGCGGCGCCGTTGGCGGGGAACGTGACCAGGCTGACCTCCCAAAGGTCGATCTCTGTCAGCGTCCGAATGTCGGTTTCTCGGTCGTAGGCCCACTGCTTGGACATGAAGCCGATGGACAGACCGTTGAGCGCGCCCATCTTGAGCAGCGCGTGCGCTTCCTTGCCCAGGGTGGTCTCCAGCGCCAGCTGGCCCTTGATGCGCAGGCCCTTGGAGTCCTCCACCATCTCGGTCCAGATGCCAATGGGCTTGTCGGCGTCGTGTTGCCACAGCATGGCCGGCATGGTCCCGGCCTTCTTGTGAGCAGCGAGCGAGGCCTGGAAGGCGCCCGCGGCGATCACGTCGTCGTAGCTGTCGCGCACACCGAAGACAGAGCCGTAGCCCTCCACGGTGCCGTCATCGTTTGCAGCCTTGAGGTCGAGCACGAAGGCGCGCACCTGGCGCTCGCTCAGGGCGTCCTTGCGTTCAGTCTGGCGTGCCATGGATTTCCCTTCGGAAACGAAAAAGCCCGCTCGGTGGCGGGCTTGGTGTGGTTCTGGTCGGCTCAGGCGGCCGGGTCGGCGCTCGGGGCGCTGGTCATGTTGAGCGGGCTCAAGTACTCGTCGCCCCCCTCGCGCGGGTCGAGGCCTTCGAACTCGCGCAGCTCGTTGGCGTTCATGGTTCCGGTTTCGCGCATGGTCCGCGCGAACAGGGCGCGGTCCTTCATCGAGCCCATCCGCATGTAGCGGGTGTCGAACTCGGCAAACAGGGGGCCGGCGCCATCGAGCAGCATCTCGTCGATGCGCTGCGTCCAGGCCTTGTGCCAGGGCGTCAGGGTGTGGATCAGGTGAGCCGCGAAAAAGGCCTCCGAGCTGGCGAACGTGCTCGCCTTGTCGGAGTGGCCGATCATGATCGGGAACACGTTGTAGGCCCGGCAGATCTCTTCGACCTGCATGCGCCGGGTCTCCACCGCCTGGGCGTCCAGTGGCGTTGTGCCCGTGCTGATCCACTTGGCCGCACGGTCCAGAATCAGCGGCAGCCCGGCGTTTTCAGCACCCGCCCGCTTGGCGATCCACTTCGTGAGACGGTTCTGCTGCTCGTCTGTCAGGTTGCCATCGACGGCGTAGACCCCGCTCGGGCGCATGCCGTTCTTGTGCATGGCCTGGGCGCTCTTCTCGGTGGCCATGGCCAGGCCGATGGCCGAGGCCGCCAGCTTCACGGCGTTGAGCGACTTGTGGAATTCCCACTGCATGTTGTGCAGCACGAAGACGTCTTCGGCTGCAAAGTCCCCGATCACGCCGAACTCATCCCAGCAGCGGTACCGGATCTCGTAGCGCGAGACGCGGCGCACCTCCCAGTTGCCAGGCGGCACCGGGATCAGCTCGCGCACGCGGCCATTGGCGCCTCGGGTCTTGATCGACAGGGCCGAGCCGGTCAGGGCGGCGTGCGCCGTCATCATCCGGCGCCACTCCAGCGAGGTCTGCCACTCGTTCGGGCGACGAGCCAGGAGCCGGTACTCAGGGATGTTCACCGCCTTCTGGCGGCGACCGTCGTCCAGCTCGCGGAACACGTGCAGGTCAGGCGTCGCGCAGCCGTCGGCCAGCACTTTGACGCAGGCCATGACGGTGGCCACCTGCAAGGCGGTCTTGTCATTGACCACCATCCCGGCGACATTGCCCCCGCCGACACCGTCGATCAGGTCTGCCACCTGGTCGTAGGTGAGCTGGGCGGCTTTGCGCCCAAAGAGTCGGTCGAGTAGCTTCACGGGTGATCCCAGAAGGAGCGGCCCTTGCCGGCCGGGTTGAGTGCCAGCAGTTGCACCGCGTTGAAAAGGGCCATGAGCGGGTCGATCTTGGCGGTGCCAGACGCCTGCTTGGTGATCGAGACGGCGTTGCCGACCTGCACGATCCGTGCATTGCCAACACACCAGGACATGAGGGGGCGGCCGCCGTGGGCCAGCGTCTTGTTGGCCAGCTTGCGCTCAGCCGTCTTGATCGCGCCCTGCAACTTCCAGCTCTGGCTGATGCCGACGATGTCCTCCAGCGTCACCGGGCCCGGGTCATCCTCGGAGCCAACCAGGGCATCCAGAATCCCGCCCAGACCGTGCTGGTCCACGCCGATCTTGTCGAGCAGGCCTGCCGCGACCACCTGGGCCACGATGGCCACCAGCTGCTCGACGTCATCGCCGACGTTCTCCACCAGGGTCAGGTCGCCGTCCTTGGCGAACTCTTCGAAGCGCGAGGCCTCCGACTTGCGGCGCTCCAGCACACTCGGGTGCGCCCAGGCATGCGCCCAGGCAAGCCAGCGGCCGGTACCAGTCTCGCGCCCGGCAATGGCCAGGCCCAGCAAGTCATCCAGACCGCCGCCGTCGATGCCAACGTCCACCACATCGCAGTGCGTGAGGATGTGGTCGAGCGTGACCGAGGTGTCCGCAGCGCCTTCCCAGAAGTCGGCACCAGCCCAGCGGTCCGACCGCAGGTTCAGGCCGATCTCGACGTTGCCGTGCTTGGCCAGAAATCCCCGAAGGGAGTCCTTGCCTTGCGCTTCGGCCTTCCGATACTCACGCTCCAGGAACGCCCGATCAACGGAGTACCCGAGATTCGGGTTCACCATCGGAAGGCTTTCGAGAAGCATGCACTCACCGGACTTCACCATCTCGGGCGGGTGCTCGTAGATCACCGGCACGAAGCTGGGGTCCACGATCTTGCCGTCGCGAACGTCACGGGCGTACTGCAGCTTCTGCTTGAACACGCCCGAAGGCGGCTCGTCGGACTGGGTGGTCAACCAGATGACGAAACCCTCAGGCCTGCTGGCCAGGCCGCCGAGGGCCTCGCGGAACATGTTCTCCGCGCTGGAGATTTTGCCGAACAGGTGAAGCTCGTCTACCAGCGTGCCGACCGACTTCTTGCCGCCAACCGTGTTCTGGTCGGCCGCAAGCACCTTGAGCGCCGCGCTTGTTTCCCGGTGCGTGATCGTCTTCGTGTGCGCCTGGACGTGCATGAGCACCTCCAGATCTTCGTCCTTCTTGACCATGTCCCGAGCTGGAGCGAACGCATTGTTCGCGACCTCCACCGTCGGGGCAAGCACCGAGAACTCGGCCGACTGTCGCCAGTTCAATACCAGCGCGGTCATCATGATCGCGGCAGCAATGCTGCTCTTCGAGTTCTTCTTCGGGATGAGGACAAACCACTCGGTGATCAAGCGCCGGCCTGTTTCCGGGTCATAGGCGCCGAAAACGGATGCCGCCAGTTCAAAAACCCAGGGAGCACAGCACTCATCGATGGTGGGCGAGCCGGGCACATCGACCAGTCGCAATTGCCGCATCACCGACAACCCTCGCTCAGCCTCGTCTGGAAAAAGAGGGGCAGGGATGATCGAGCGCCCCTCCCTGATCCTGTCGGCCCAGTCCGGCATAGCGGTGGTCCATTCAGGCATTGCGTGGCACCGGGTTAAACGGGTGTAGCTCGGCCTTCGCTTGCAGGTAAGCCGCAGATGCCTTTTCTGGGCAGTCGTAACCACCCAGGTTTACCGACTTGCCTCCGGCTGCGATTGATGCCCGCCACTTGCCAGCATGCGAATCCCACGAAACACCAAGGAATCCGCTCTTGTTGTTGCGCTGGACTTTCCTGTTTTGCTGGTTCTCGCGCCAATCTGCTTGCCGCAGGTTGGAAAACCTGTTGTCAGTCCGATCCCCGTTGATGTGGTCAATCGCGACAGATGGCCAGCATCCAGTCATCACCAGCCAAGCCAGCCTATGGGCCTTGTGGCGCTTGCCGTTGATCGTGATGACGACGTAGCCGCAGAAATCAATGGTCCCAGCCTTGCGGCCTGGCACGCCACGCTTGCCAAAGCGTTGCTTCCATGTGAAGTGGCCAGTTTCAGGGCTGTACTCCAGGACGTTCTTTATCCATTCAGCCGTAACATTCGAAGCGTCCACGATGACTCCTTACAGTCAGAAATGGAAAGAGCCCGCGACGTGTGTCACCACATCGCGGGCTCGCCTTTTTGTGCGTTCAGATCTTTTTGCCGCCGCTCGCAATGAGCCTCGGTGGCTCCGCTGTCGCGAACTTGCTCGCCACCTTCTTGGCGGCGTCTGCTTGGGCTTCCTTCTTGCCGCCCTCGCCCTTTTTGGCGTGGGTGTACTGGACTGCCGCGATGGCCGCCCGAACCTGGATCGGCGATGCGTCAATGCGGCCCAAGGCGATGTCCTGGAGCAGCGAAAGCATGTCGCGCTCGGTCAGCGGCACCGGCTCTGGCTTCGGCTTTGGCTTGCGGCCAGCACCAGGGCGAGCCCCGCCAGAGTTCGGTCGCGGCCCACCGCTCCGTCCTTTGACGCCTGCCATTTGCTGATTCCTGCTGAATAGGGGGATTTAATCCGCGCATGAGA